CCCCCACCTCCTCCGCCACCCCCACCACCAAACACACAAAAATGTGGCAAGCTGGCAGAATCAGGTGGGGGACAGCGGACGGAAAAATATCATGAGCTTGGTTCTAATGGAGGGAATGTCGTTATTGAATACGACATGTACGGGGTACCTGATCGTATGGATGTCTTTTATCAAGATAATCTAGTGGCTAGTACTCATGGCGAAGTAAGTAACAAAGGGAGCTTGTCGTTTCAATATAATCCATTTGGTGGAATAACCCAAATTAAAGTCGTCGTATCATCAAGCAGCTCGGGTACGCAATGGGAATACTTGGTGCATTGCCCTAGTCCATAGGAGTAGGGGAGTAAATAAAACATATAAGGGGTGTATGATATGCCTTTCATTGACACGACTGCTGCTACTTTTTCACCAAAAGTAACAGAGTCTGATTTACAAGCACGATTAGGTGATCTGCTCGCAACAGCAGGCTGGAAGGTTGTGGCGAACTTTAAGAAGGTCATTTTTGATGCAGTCCTAACAAACCCACGATCGACGAAAACACCCAGCACAGCGTATCGAATAACGGTAGCCGAGCACTTTATTTACGCCAATCAGGAAAATAAGATGTTCGGGATTGCTATCGCTGGATCTTGGAGTCCAAAACTACTTGAGTATAAATTCAGACCTGATAAAGATGCCTTAGCAGACTTTGCTGATTGGACAACAAATGAATTTAGAAAATATCGTTCCCCTCAAACCTTATTTGTTTATATGGTTGAAGACCTAAAGGGCATGACTCTGAATTATCCTGATATTGTCTTGGCTTGGGATACAAGCCTGGAAAAGGAACAATTGCGTGCAGCAGTCGATATTGAGGTGGAATCCAGTAAATGGAGCGATTCTGGGTCATCAAATGTGGTATTTACCATTGAAAAGGCTGAGGGTGACCGAATGCAATCACCTGTCATGCAGGCTGGTCTTCGCACCAATTTATTGGAAAAATATTTCGAACCCTCTTACAATTCGGCTGTTCAATTTACGAACTGGTGGGCTGATTCTGAGATATCAATCAAAGGGACTCTTTCTAAAACGAATCTATTCTTTGTTATGCAATGTGATAATGTGCCCGCACCTGAAGGGAACTTAGTCCCAAGCATTCCATTTTACTTTGGCAAGCTGGACCCGGTTGAAGAGGGAGATAATGCTTACGCTTTGTTTGTAGGCAGTGTACCTATTGAGAAAAATCTCAAAGATATTACGGAATATGATTACGACAATACAGCTACTCGTCAGCCTAATATTATGCCGTTGTTAAAATCATATCCAAAATTCCCTGCAAACGGGCTGGATAACGTATGTGTGCATCGCGGTAAGCTGGGTGCTCGCTATCAGGCGCACTATTTGTCCTGGAATGCGCCACCTAATCAAATGCCGCCAGCACGATCTTCAGTCGATGGAAAACGAGATTACCCGCGAGCTTGGAATAACGCAGAAAATCCTTTATATAAATACAATTTTAATCCATCTCGATATAGTAGCAAGGTCCATACCTCCAAGGTATATGTCATCCATCCTGAGGAGGGTGTGCGTGGAACGTTAAAAGACACCATCGCATTAGCTGCTTTCTCCTTTCATGCAAATAAATTACGAGTTAAAAAAGCTCATTGCCCAGACGAATTTGATGTATATCGTTATTTCATGGTCGAAGGTGTATCTCCTCTTACCAAGAAGCCAGGGACTCAGTTCCGACCTGCGGGAATTGGTTTGTATTTGAACACGGTTGATAAAGAAGGAAAAGAAATCCCTACTCCTTAGGATTAGGTAAAACACGTAGAGAGGTGAATGCGTAATGGCATGGTTTGATGGAGATTCTACCATTCAATTGTTTCCTGATAAACTGGAAAAATTATTTAATGAGCATGGCTGGCAAACTTATGTGAAATATCGTGCAGTAACAGATCAGGCAAGGAAAGTGACAACGAAATTTGCAGATGTAAGATTGTTTCGATCTGTTGGAAGTGATGGTCAAGTTCGAAACTTTGGTATGGTTTATGGGTATGGTGGAAAATTCAAAAAACCTGGTGAAGTAGATTATATTTCACAAAACTCAGTGTTAGGTGAAGCTGCATTCCTACCAGGTTCAACGACCCAATTACAGGTCCTTGTGTACCCTATTGAAAAAGGCTCATTAATGCTTTACAAAAATGGAGTATTTGTTGATAAAGCCGAGTACAAGGCAGAGGACTTTACCGGAGTGGTTACTCTTACTGCTCCAGCAGACCCAAATGATAAATTCACGGCTTCCTATGCTCCAGCACCAAATGCACCTGATATGCCGAAAAGATTGTATTTCTTTACCTATGATGATGTGCGAAGTGAGAAGATTGTGCAAGGAATGGATGGCAATGTAAAAGTGGGTGATCCCGAATCTATTTTACCTGACGGAGACGGGGCTAAACGAAGCTTCCAGATTCCAACAGCCGCTACCATTAAGGAAGGAACTGTACGTCTTTATATTAACCAAATTGAAATTTCGGCTGATGAGTACGAGGTAGATTATACGACTAACACAATCAAAATTCTTTCAACTCGTCCAGCCCCTGATTTAGGTGCAGAGCTACATGCTTCTTATGTACGCGTGTTAGTTGGAACAGGGACAAAAACAATTAACTATGGCGATATCATAGTGAAAAAATTTGATCCAGATGACGGTAAGTCTATGATGGATGGTGTATATTCCGCCATTACGTATATTTATCCATCTATGCCAACTGCCTTGTCCTTTACACCTTTAGATCACTTTGATCGTGGTTGGCAGCGTGACTCAACAATGTTTTATTGGGGAAATATGACGAAGGATCGAATCGTTTTATTCTTACGGCCTGATCCAACAGCGGGTCCCGAGAACACCTATTATGCTCCTTTATATATTGGACGTATGACTACGCTTGGCAAATCTCCTCGTAAAAATCATGTACTTATATCAGGATGTCGTCAAAAAGATGAGATTAAATGGAAAAAGGATATGAAGCTAGGGGCGCTATTTGTTGACTATGGCAACCATACCTCCAATGGTAATAGTAGTGTTCAGTTGCAACAGTCTATTGGTGGTACGTACTATCAGGAGCATTATCTTGCGTTTATTACGCATGACAAAATGGTTGATGAAGGCGAATCACGCTTTAATCCATCTGTGTATAGTGGGAAATATCATATTTCGCCAATGTATGTCGTCCATCCTAACGATGGTTTTGTTGGTAAACTGGATGAGTGCTACGCTATTCACCCTAAAAATATCTCCCAATTGGACGAGCTTGAAGTGATTGAAACTTCTGAGAATGAAGACCTAGGTAAAGGTGATGGAGTCAAAAAAACATTTCATCTTTCCCATCAGCCTTCATTAAAAGACGATGGAACTCCATTCAAGCTTGAGGTAAAGGTTGATTGTGCGCTGATGGTGCTCGGTAAAGACTATACGCTTGATTTTGAAACAAAGAGAATTGTGTTCTTAGACGGAAAAGAACCTGCGAAAGATGCAGAAGTACTTGCTACTTATGACTATAAGCAGTTGTATCGCTATACGTTGGCAGATACACCTGTATGTCCGTTAACGTTAGCGACCATTAGCCCGTTTGCACCTATCGGTCTTGGTATCCTAAAAGACACACTTGTTAAAAACAGCTAATAAGGCGGGGGAGGTTGGCGGTGTGCTGAACGGTAAAAAATCTTACCTAATCAGTTTCACCGCCCTTTTTTCTAAAAAGGGCTATGAACTGGCGTTTGGTATAGACACAGTGTTTAATGGGACCAGAAATACTAAATACCATGTAACAGCCCCTGTTAACAGTACTTATAGAAGCCTAAAATTGGATACTTACAAGACAGCAAATAAAGTCCCAAACTCTGCTACCGGTCTGCTTGGAAAAAATATAAAGTTGGCTTCTAACGTGACAGAAGTGGAGGGAGTAGAAGTAGAGTTAGCTTTTGGTAATGTCGTATCCTATCTTTTGGACATCTATAAATACAGTAACGGGGAGTATGCAGGGAAAGAGAGCAACCATCATGACCTGTATAAAGGAACATCATTTTTGAATGTCCAGGAACAGATCGTCAGAACTACAAAAGCTGATTCTATTTTACATGCTAATCAGGAACGAACGGTCTTATCAGAGACACTAGTTCCCGTTTGTCAGTCCTCATTTATCTATGGATCACCAAGCCTAGAGGTTTTGAATCAGCTTACCATGAGGGCTTTAGGATATGTCCAGCATACTCAAACAGACACTAATTTTTTAGCAGATAAAATCTTAAATACCTACAGAGCAACGGTGGAGAATCAGGAGCTTGCATCTACCCGCAAAAAGCTTGATGCTTCTCATCCGAATCAACTGATGAATAGTAAAAGGAAAACGCCAACCTATGAGAGTGAGGAAATGCTCCTTCTCCAAAGCACTCTCTATGAAAAAGAAGGCGAACTCCAAAAGTCATATTTGACTAGTAAAATGGATTACGATCTAGAGAATCAAGGAAGTAAAACTGCTGTTCGTTTTCACGGGGAGATGCTTGATGCAAAAGGGGAACAGAATGCTCTTGGATATAGGAAATCCATCTATGATGCCGATGCATTAGATGACGTACCTGATCCAGTACGGCGTGCCTCTTATCTTGCAGATTGTATAGATAAAAAAGCAGCCAAGCCCGTTTTTAACTATAAAGAACAAATAGTAATTGAAACCTTATTTCATCCTAATAGAAAAGAAAACACAGATGTATATTCTATTCGTGCTTTTTCAGCAAGTGATTCGCTATCAATACAAGCAGATGCAAAGCTGCCTCAGAAAGTAATCAATGGATTAGCTTCTGAATATGTACCTGGACATGTTTTGGATTTCATACAAAGCTATGTCAAACGAGATGGTGGGGTAACGCTAGATAAATTGTCTGCTTCAAATCTGGGAATTGATAAGGGTGTTGACCTGCAAACATTCCATGCTGTAGAAGGATTAAAAAGTATCTTAGCCCAAAATCCTGAGATAAGTAAGCTAAGTCGTTTATTAGAAATTATACATGGTGCTCAAGCTTTTAAAATGATTGAGGCAGGCATGGAAAATGTGATTAAACATACGGTAATACAAGCTACTTCAGATGTCGATATTTATTCGGTCTCACAATCAGTAATACAGCACCTTATGAAGGGGAATAGCAGTCAACACTCAGAATCAGGAATGCAAAAATTCACAGAAGGTCTAGCTGCTTATACCAAGGATGTCCAGATAGAAAAAAAAGAGCTTGGACAAAATCAGACAAAAGCTAATGGCTTTGAAGACAAACAAATGGATGCGTCTGTCAGTACTAGGGGAAAAGAGGCTACTGCAAGCTGTTTTGTAGCTACAGAGCATAGCAATTTTAACCAGCTAGCAAATCATTCTATATTCCTAATGGGTCAGCCTGTACGTACACAATACTCAGATGAGTCAGGATGCATAATCCATGGTGTAATAAACAACCATTTGCCATTGAATGTCGATGATGCTGTTTTTGTAACGAAAAGCCAAAATCGTAGGATTGATCTGGAAGAGCTGATTTCATCGAATAGAGGGTTTGTTCAAGAGCTGGATCACCAGCAACAATTCCAGTTGGCAGAAGTAGAAAAAGACGCTAATTCCGATACGCCACTGAATGATATAAGAGCAAATTTTATCCGTGATAAAGCAGTAGAAAATGCATTGTGGTTAGAAATAGGAAATAAAAATTATGTAGCAGAATCTCTTATGCTCGAAAAAACGTGCGGGACGAATATTTATTCTGCTAGTAAAGCGATAACCGATGATGGAATACCTGCTTATAAAAATTACATTTCTAATACAGAGCTTGAGAAAGGTGCGAAAGGCTGTAGTGGGTATACTGAAGATACACAGCAAGAATCCATATTATGGGCGGACAAACGAATGGACCAGGAAAGTGAATATCAACCCCAGCATACAGCACATACAACTACAGGTGGGCATGCTGAAGGTATTCTTGATTTCACGAAATTATCCAAACGAGAGCATACCGATAATGGAATGTTTGTTTTCTTAACAGAGGCTGCGTCTTCCCTAGCAGAAGATTCAAGCAGAGTAGACTCGACAGAAACAGCTGATTATCTAACGAATTACGAATCATCAGAGCAACAGCCAGAAACGGCGAATCATGTAACGAGCTGCGAAGCCTCAGAGCAACGCCCAGAAACGGCGAATCATGTAATGAGTTGCGAAGCTTCAGCGCAACGCCCAGAAACGGCTGATCATGTAATGAGCTACGAAGCTTCAGAGCAACGCCCAGAAACGGCTGATCATGTAACAGACTACGAAGCCTCAGAGCAACGCCCGGAAACGGCTGATCATGTAACAGACTACGAAGCCTCAGAGCAACGCCCGGACACAGCGAATCATGTAACAGACTATGAGGCCTCAGAGCAGCAGCCAGAAACCGCCGACTATGTAACCTACTATGAAGCATTAGACCAGCAGCTAGAAACGGCCGACTATGTAACCAATTATGAAGCATTAGAACAACAGCCAGAAACGGCTGACTATGTAACCAACTATGAAGCATTAGACCAACAGCCAGAAACGGCTGAGTATGTAACCAACTATGAAGCATTAGACCAGCACCAAGAAACGGCTGAGTATGTAACCAATTATGAAGCATTAGACCAACAGCCAGAAACGGCCGACTATGTAACCAACTATGAAGCAATAAACCAGCAGCCAGAAACGGCCGACTATGTAACAAATTACGAATCATCAGAGCAACAGCTGGAAACCGCTGATTATGTAATAGATTACAATGAACTACCTGTAGATAAGCTAGAATCAGGAGCGTATGAAGTTACTTATGATGCCGAGACAAGTAACAGCGAATCAGGTGTATATCAAGAAAAAATTCTGAATACCTATGCTTCTGTAAATAATATGGCATCTGTACAAAAATCCACCGATGATTCTAGTTTTATTGAGTGGGATCGTGGCAGTAGACAACAGCTTTCTATAGATACGATTTCAAGTGGTCTGGAATCAGGAGAAAATCATAAATGTGATAACGCCACCCTCCAGAATGATGAGTTAGCTTCCTTTGATAAAGGTTTGACTACTGTTATAGAAGAAATGACGATGCAAGTAGGAGATAGCATCTATGATGCGCTTCTGGAAACCGCTGAAAGCTCAGGAGCGGATACCATTTCAATCAGCGTTACCCAAAAGCTTGAAGAATCTAATATGGACGGAAGTAATAAATTAGGGATTTTACACCGTCAAGTACATGCAGCAACTGATGGTGGATCTACTCAAACCACGGTTTCTCTAGAGACTAAGGCTGATTCTATTACAATGACTCAGGACAGCCACGTTCACATTCACACAGATAGTGTACGGAAGAAGAAACGTATCGTAACGCATCTGCAAATAGAAGAAGAGTCTGGAAGGCGTAAACGAGTTTATCCAACCCTCTTGTCTCATGGTTTGAAGGGCAAACGCAAAAAGAATGTAATGACAACAGATCTGATTCAGCCTGAGGAAGCAAGAAGACCTAACAAAAAGATAAATACAGTTCTAGAACCTGGATCGAGAGCTACCAATGAAACCATCCCGACCTCAACAAAAAGAAAAATTTGGATGATTCTTGGTAAAATTGCTTCTTGGAGCATATGGAACTGGAAGAAAACAAGGTAGGGGAATTTATGGGAATTTACAAGAAATGGAGTGGTTTGATTTTGGATGATAGGTTTGATAACGGGAGTATTCACTCCCGTTACAACTTATCTCCAAGCGATGCCTGCTCACTTGATCGTAATAGAAATCAGCTTGTTATGGCTCATTCAGATTTGGAAACCTCGGTACTATTCGATGTGCCGGCGGAGGAACATACCCTCATGTTTGAGGTAACAGCTGATTATGTCCCCGTGGAGCTTGGTGATGAAGGCGGCATTCTGATTTGGCAGGATGGTTATCACCGTCTAGAGTTTCTGGAAAGCAGAGATACAACAGGAACGGAATATAGTAAATGGCGCGCATATAAAAAAGGCAACAAATGGACTTTTTTTGCTAATCGAGGATATGGATGGGAGTTATTTGATACAGATAGTGTAGTGGCTGAAAAGATGGGGGTCGTTGTCAAGAATCCATCATCAGCAGGCTATAAGAATGTAAGCATTGATCGGTTAGTTGTATGCAAAGATAGCAAAATCACGATTGGGAATCTGCCACCAGGCTTTTCTGTTTTTTTGTGTGACAAAGATGGGTATACCGTCGCCTCTTCGACCTTGGAAGCAAACTGGACAGGAGTCGAGCTAGAACTGCCGACGTTGTCCTACCACGGTATGATTCGAATTTATGATGCCACAGGTACACTCTTGACTAGTCTAGGACCCGTGGATATGTATGGTGGGGATGTTTTTTTATACGGGACAGATTTACGTGTCATGTGGAAAGGCGTTGAACTAAGCTCTACAGGAGAAACCTATTTAGGTACGATGTATGATAAAACCATTATCGTTCAAATGGAGCTTTCCAATCCGTCATCCAATAAAGCAGCAACAAGCATATCCATGAGTATTTTAAAATACTTAGAGGAATTTGGATATGAATGGGCAGAAATTTGTCATGACGATGGATCAAATATGCCGACGAACAAATATTCTCAAACCCTTGACATGGGAGATCTAGCTCCGCTTACTAGTAAAAGGTTTTGGATGAGGGTAGAGAAAAAAAGCGAACGCTTCGGATTAAAGCCATTGCATTTTATTCTGGATATTAATCATTTGTAAGGAGGTGTTGGGCATGGCAGGAACTAAAATGAATCTACGCCGATATGGAAACGAATATCTATATTGGAAGGAACAAGAGATTATTGTAGACCAAGCTTATTTGGATCTCAATCGAGGATTATTTATTCCTTTAACACATCCTTATCAAATGGGTACGAAAATGCTGGACGTGTATTTTAATGGTCAACATATACTTGCAGATGGTGGCTATGAAGAAATCAATGAATATATGATTCGTCTCGATTTAGGTGTTTATCCAGAAAACCATCGATTGAATGGACAAGCTGTTCCGCTGATGCTTGGCGACGAGATATTTATACGTACCTGGAAACCTGAATATCGCCAAGGTAGCGGGAGTGGCATCGATGATCTAAGATTTAAAAGTTTAGAAGAAGAAATTATTTCAGCAAGAAGATATAAAACGAATGACTTGCCTTACTTTTCTATTGACGACAGACTCGATCATATACAGGAAAGAGCCGAGGTAAAAACGATGGTGTTTGTATTAAATCGGGTCTTTTTAGGAGTTGCAAAGCTTGAGATACGGTTTCCATTCGATGGAAAGATTCAGGAAGTATATGCTTCCTGTGCTAAATCAGGCACCGGAAAAACGGTATTTCAAATCGAAAAATGCACGCAAACCAATTATGACAGCACCCCATCCTGGAAAAATATTTTCCAGGATAATCTTGTCATAGATAAAAATGAAAAGTCCTCAAATACAGCTCATCCCACCTATATATTAGCCGAGGATACAATTATAAAGGATGACCATTTTCGAATTCATGTTGCAGAACTCGGCGAAGGCATTGAGGGCGTAACCATTGAAATAAAGGTTATCATCTAATTTTACCATTTTTAGAGAATATCTAGTCCAATATACCTATAATGATTGTGAATATTTCAAAAGAGGTGATCATAAATGGCTGGAACAAGAGGGATTGCTAGATTACGCGGTGAGCAGTTTCATAATAAGATTATGCGAAATAATCATTTCGACTCTGCTAACAAAATTAGTGAAACATACCTAGATATTCAATTTCACAACCACCGGGAAATTCTAGAAGATACCAAGATTGATGTATTTGTACAGGCAAACAACAAAGAAGTAAAAGGGGCTTCTCAGATTGATGTTACGGCTGACATTGGTGCTCGTAGCATCTCGACAGGCGTGGACGTAGAAGGGGTTGTCTTAACGGAAAAGGTTCAGCTTCGATTGACGGGAAGCGATACACCTATCGGGGATGCTGATTCTGATGTGGTGTATGGTCGTCTGGAAGAAGCAGGAGGAGTATTTACTCTTAAATTCTTTAGTATGGAAAAAGGAGCAGAGCAGCCGTATACGTTTGATAAAAAAGCGGAAAATATTGATTATCGCTTTGTTATCCGCACGAATCTATCAGTTATACCTGTAGATGCGATTGTTAAAGGCGGTGCAGGCTTTGTAGAAGGCGCCACAGATGCTAGAGCATACATGAACCTGGTTCAACTTATGAAGGATATCTATGGTATGGGCGGTACGCTTGATAATGATGGGAATCCTAATCTGACAACATCCCTTGTTCAACAAATTACTGACGAGGAAAGCGCGCGTAAGAATGCCGATAAGGCAATTCGCGATGATCTTGCTGCTACCACTGGCGCCTCTCTTGTTGGGGTTGTTAACGATCCAAACTACACAGGCCTTACTGTTCAGACAGTGCTTACAGATCTAGCAAAACGTATAAAAACCGTAGAGCATGGTTCTGATAAAGAGGTTGTAGATGCCCACAATCGTGACGTGGAATCGAAAAATGGCTTGTTTCCAAAAGCGAGCTTTACTAGTCTGAAGGAACGTCTCATTGATATTGAAAATAAGACAGATATTCGCACAAAAGAGCTCGATGATCGGATCGTTCTGCTTGAGACGGAAGAGGAAGAAGAGTTTTACGAAGCAAAAGGCGGAGAAACAAATTATTCTCTTACAAAAGGATTGGCAAAGGACAAATCTGTTTTAGTAGCGATTAATGGTCAAATCCAAGTGCCTACGGTCAACTTTGAATTTAAACGAGATGCTTCTAATAGAATTGTCGGCATTGATTTTGCCCCAGATGCTCTAAAAGTAACAGATGGAATTCCAGATCTACTCTATATCAGGTATAAAAAATCCGTCTAGGTAAATACGAGTGGTTATCGGAAAATATGAAGTTGCGAAAAGACTCTCTCAACGAGGGTCTTTTTTGTTGTATGAAAAAAGCAGTTTTATCACGTAGGCGCTTCTCATTACTAGCTCCTCAATTTTGTTTTGCATAATTGCTTGCATTTCGTTTCTACGCTTTTGTTAAGGTTTCATGTGATTATCTTATATTGAAGGTATAACAAGTGTGTTTTAAACACTCTCAAGGAGGTTTTCACATGCCAGCACCAGCAGTATCGTGGTATAAGACTGATAATGTAACACAATTAACAAAATGGGAGATTGGCACCATTGATGCCGGGTCAATTTCACCGGCTCTCGGGGTGTTAATCTGGAATAACCGTGGAGGTACGGCAGATGTCTCGACCATGACGGATTGTACGATCACAACGAAAGATAGTGCAGGTGGCGACACAGGAGATTTGGTGATCGGCACATGGATTGAAGTTCGTGTTGATAGCATGAAAGAAAGTAATTTCTCTAAAATTGGGGGCCCTGTAACGAAGGCTATTCAGCCAGGCGGCAATACAACCAATCCAACAGGAACCTATTCACCAAACAATCAGGAGATTCTGGGCGTCCAAAATGATGGCTCCACTGTGAATTCAAAAGGAAATTTTGTAGAGGTTACCCTACGTGCTAATGTGCCCCCACTTGCTACAGCAGGCAATGTCAATTTCTTGACTCGGGTAGCTTATCGTTATATCTAGTGAGCATGCTTATTCGTACATCCAATGCAATGGAGGGGGACTTTTACCGTGTTTTCTCGTTGTAACGGCTATTCGCCTGTCACACAGGATTTCATTTGGTTAGGTGAGTATGTTGATGGTACTCACCTAGCTGAGTTTGATTTTACTACCAAACAAGAGAATAATTTTTATCACATTCAAAGAAGCAAGCTAATACGTTTCGGGGTAGTTGGTCATGGCCAGAAGCTTTTTTTTGAAAAGGACGGAACGTTTAATCTAGCAGGGCGAATTATTGATGTTGCCTATTCGACACCTGATAAAGATTATTTGCTAACTGGAAACATTCAGAATACCTACACAGATATTATTTCGTATAAAGATGCAGAAGCAAGAGGATTGGCTAACTTTAGTCCTATGGCTCTTGGTAATGGTGGCAATCTTAGCAGTACGATTACCCAATACAATTTTGGATACAAATCTACTTTTCTAGTAGATGATGTGACGATTCATTTTAAGACAATTTGCTGCATTCCGTTTCAGTCTCCCTTTTATATGAACTTCAGGTTAGTTAGTGATAAAAAATTAGATGGCAAATTACAAATTAGGGTGAATGGACTTATAGCTAACGAGTTTCATTCCCCATTACGACCCAATATAGGAGGTGAGCTGAATTGGCAGGTGGTATAAATGGACAGCTAGCAAAAGAAATCCGCCAGTTTATAAAGGATGCCATAAAGAGCAAAGAAAGTCCCGCTATTCAAGAAGAACTGAGGAATGCTCCTCAGAAACGGAGTGCTCCGAAAAAAAGAAGCTTTGCCAAGAGACAAATAAGATCAGTTGCTATTCAGCAAGTGCTTTCTGTGTCAGAAGAGAAAAGAGCAGAAGCAAATCCTTTACAGGTGAGATTTTTTTCATCACATGTTCATGATGGTAAGGGACAAGCGACCTTGAAGGCTTCTCCTGTACCTGTTGAGGTACTGACTCCACATGGATGGGTAAGTGTCAAAGACATTTATTTAGTCGATATGCTTGTAGCCAAGGAAGCAACCGAACGAACAAAAGAAGAGCAAAGCATCTATGAGGAATACCAAGCCTTTGTCAGTACGTTTGGGACTAGACATCTGGAGGCAAAGGTAATTTTAGAGACTACTGATTTGTCAGAGATTGATATAAAGGGAAAAGATAACCTACCTTCTATTACGAAGTCGATTGAGCAGCATGAAGATATTCCGTTTTCACGTGAATTTGTTTGGGTAGATGGTGCCAAGGATACCAAGGGAATAATCGTGCTTCCCTATGATGATTATGACAAGGTTTTTGTTGTGAGTGATGCTGATCAAAATGGAAAAAATGAGATTACGTTTCTACAAAGCAAGGAAGAGACCAAGGGGGTGAGACCATATTTTGAGAAGAAAAATGGGAAAACCTATCTCTATGTAAACCACTTTTCTGGAGGTGGTGGAACACAAGCTGATCCGTACATTGTTTCAAATGAAGAGGATTTGAATAATGTGAGAAAAAATCTAGGGGCTTGGTATGTCCAGGATCAGGATATTGTAATGGCGAGCTTTCAATCTGGAGAAGGGTTTGAACCGATAGGGACTACCAATGCACCCTTCACTGGAAATTATGATGGTCGAGGTCATTTCATTAAGGGTCTCTTTATGAACCAAAACAGGAATTACGTAGGCCTGTTTGGTGCCGGTCGCACAGCAACAATTCGAAATGTACGTCTTATAGACCCTAATATTACAAATGCAAGTCAAACAACAGGCGGCCTCATAGGATATATCGTTGGATGCAGAATATTTAATTGCAATGTTATTGGTGGAACAGTAGAAGGTCGAGGGGGCTTAGTTGGAGGACTTATTGGTAATACCTATGCACATTCTTCTCAAAGTAGTTGGAATACAGAAATAAGATACTGCTATAACTATAAATGTAATGTTAAATCCGGTGGAAATACTGCTGGTGGATTGGTAGGAAATGTGAATTGGTATAATAATGGAGTCTATATGGAAAGCTGTTACTCCACAGGAAAAGTAGAAGATATTACGGTTGCCAAGGACAGAACGAATATTGGAGGTCTAGTCGGATATTATTCCAATAATTCTAATGCTACCAACTGTTTTTGGGACTTAGAATCCTCAGGTGCCCCTACAAGTGCAGCTGGCATTGGCAAAGCAACCTCAGAGATGAAGGATAAGGCTACGTATTCTTGGGATTTTGATTTGTATTGGGATGTAAAGAAAGATGTAAACGAAGGGTATCCGGAGCACCGTCAATTTATTCGATACAAAACGGGAAAAGGGACACAGGCAGAGCCATACATTATTACTACAGAAGATGAGCTCAATCAGATTCGGTGGTTTCGACATAGTAGATTTAAAGTAGAAGATGATATCAAAATGGTTGATCATCAGATAAATAGTGGTTTTTATCCTATAGGTTTTCCTATTGTTGGACAAGATAATCACTTTCAAGGGAATTTCGATGGCGGCGGACGATGCATTGCGAATCTGTTTATCAATCTACCATCAAATAACTATGCCGGATTATTTGGGCAAATTACAGGAGCAACCGTCCAGAATCTAGACATAATAGACTGTAATGTTACGGGTGCCGCACATACAGGTTCATTAGTAGGATATAGTACGAATTCGTTGATTAAAAATTGTCATGTGGATACGTTTTCATCATGTCGAATAACGAGTAAAAGCGATTATGCAGGTGCACTGATTGGTTATGCTTCCTCAAATACAATGATTGAGGATTGCTCTGCAAATGCCAATATGATTGGCGTTAGCTATACCGGAGGGTTCATCGGATATATCACAGGCAGTAACATCAGCGTGAAAAGAAGCTACTCAAAAGGAAGAGTCGAGGGTTCTTCTTATGTTGCTGGGTTCATTGGACATATGAATTCTAATAGTTCCAGCATTGAGGACTGTTATAATTCTTGTGATGTCATCGGTAGTCATGTTGCAGGATTTGTTGGTTATATTACAACAGGAAATTTTAAACGATGTAATGCTATCGGTACGATCTATGGAAAAGGTGGAGGCTTTACGTATGATCACAATAGCTCTAATAGTAAAACCCTAACCGAATGCTATTTCGACCGCCAAACCTATAATACAACCACCGGCGGCTACGGCGGAATTCCTAAATATACAGCAGAATTGAAACACCCATCTCTCTACACAAATTGGGATATGAACACTACCTGGATTTTAGATGCCAAATACAACGATGGCTACCCAGCATTGCGAAATCTCCTGCCTATTGACCCACCAATATTAGGTTTCCGCAATGAATTTGGAAAATACTACACAGACAATGCGGGTGGATTATTGCGCTATCTGGATTTTGGTACCTTGATCGCTAGCCAGACCTCCTTGCCAAAGGCAGTGTGGTTACAAAATAATGCCGAGTTTCCTGTCAATCGAATGCAGGTGTGGGTCGATAAAGCAACGGTCGAAGTAGGGATGGATGTCAAGCTCAGCATAAGTGAAACACCGTTTATTAGCATTTCTGAATTAGAGTTTAGCGGTACTTATGCACCAGGTGCTACGGCTAAATTTTATGTCAGAGTAGGTTCTGATATTACGGTGAAGCAGGGTGGAACCTTTGATCTCAAGGCTAAGGCAAGTCCGGCATAACGGCATTCCAATACAATGGAACAGGGCGTGATCTTACATGTTTATTAAGGAAGGATTGGTTCTTTCCCTTCACGCTTCTCTTGCTGATCAGGGGCTGACAAGAGGCAATAATGCCACACCTACCACCAAATGGCATGATCTTAGTGGGAATAACAACCACGGTATCTTACATGGGTTTCAATACAATTCCCAAAGTGGGTGGACAGGAAACAATACAGCTTCGCACCCGTATACCCTTTATTTTGATGGATATGGCGGCTATGTTACTTGCGGTAGAGCTTCTCAACTGAAGCTTGCCGCAAGTATTACATTTGAAGCCTGGTTCTACTTCATTGGCGGAAGTATTGTGCTGTCTTCAGGGGGGCAAGTTGAGGGTACACAAGGAATTGCTCTCTTATGTAACGATATGGGCGAATTGGAAATACATGTGACAACTCCTGACAACCAGGCAATGTTTAACCTGGGCTACCAATCTAAAAGTGAATGGTATCACGTAATTGGCTCATTTGACGAGCATACAGGATACTTAAGTGCTTATCTCAATGGAGCTCCACAAGGAAGGTCTAAAGCCATATCTGGAACGTATACAGATCCTTTAGCTGACTTGATGATAGGACGACACCATAAAGAGATGACAAAATGGTTCCGAGGAACAATTCCAGTGGTCCGCATTTATAACAGGGCTTTGTCTATGGATGAAGTAGCTCAAAACTATTTGGCTGGGTATCTGTTATATAAAAACGAGAGCCAGATACCCTCACATATCATAGTCCCTAAAGGCCATGATGTTCGTTGCTCATTACAAATAGGTACCAGTGGCATTGTGAAAGGGAAGTACCGTAGTATCCCATCGGGCGTAAAGGACATACCATCCAGCATCAAGATTAATCGAGCAGTTGGATTCGCAGGTAGTCTGTATATAACGCCACAAACAATTTTACAAGGGAAATACCATATTAAGCGGCAGACTAATAGCGATATTTCATCCTCTATTTCTATCCATTATACGAATCATCTAGAATCAAAGATTTCTGTTCGGCCAAAAGCTATTCTGTCAGGAAAATATCAGATAAAAGAGCTATTTAGTCAGGATGTAGACAGTACCATCCAGATCATTCAAAGAGACACATTAGTATGTCACCTATCTCTTTTGCTAAAGGGGCAGCTAACGACCCGATATCTAGTGAAAGGCATAACTGCTAACGAGTTGCCGGCCTCTCTCACAATTACAAATACCTCGAATTTAGCAGGAAAACTAGGAATTACATCCAGCCAAAAACTGATAGCTCAATATAAGATCATCGAGACTACAGTAGACGATCTTACCTCTTGGCTAAACATCACTGCTACATCTCAGCTATCTTCTAGAGTAGGAGTTAGTACACAGACTCGACTTATCGGTAGGTACGACATGATACCGGTTGAAGACAGTGATTTAGTTTCTTCCCTTAATATAACAAGCAACGCTGATTTCAACAGTCGATTGAAGATAGCTACACGTGGATTCCTAAAAGCCAAATATGGAATGATAAGAGGCGATTATTCTAATCTTTCCTCTAACCTGTCTATTAAAGAAACAAATGATGTACCTTCGTCTCTTGGCATTGCTCCGTATACAAGGGTAATTGCCAAATACGGAATCATTGCTAACTATGCTTTTGATATTTTAGCAGATATGACCATTAAGGTTAGTAGCAATCTGCCAGCACTGCTACGAATTTCTCCCTACACTTATATCAGAAGTAAGTACGAGATTTTGGCTCCACCTGAATTTACTGCGATTTTGTATGCAACTAAGGATGCTTTTGTTCGAGAAGCAGTCCCAAGATTGAACTATGGCATTGAACAACAAATGTATATCGGACACGATTCTTCATTGCAAGATACGTTCCGTTCCTATATAGGGTTTGATCTAGCAGCAGCTTCTATCCCACCTAGCAATGTTACTATTAAAAAAGCGGTCGTAAAGCTGTATGTCGATGGTAGAAATATAGCGCCTAAGCAGGTCCAAATGATCGAACCAGTCACAGATTGGACTGAATATGGGATCACCTGGAAGAACCAGCCTTATCCATTTGGATTTGATTCGCCTACATCGTCGTATGATGGGATTAATGTAATAGAGAGCATCGAGGGGAATTCCAGATATATTCCTTTTGATGTTACAGACTCTATTAAAAAATGGTATGAGAAAAAGAAAGATAACTTTGGATTTATCGTGAAAGCTTTCAATGAGCTTGAGAATTCATCGCTTACTTTCTTTACCAGAGAACAAAGGTCACATAGACCTATCTTAGAAATAACGTATTATGACACACGAATATATAGTCTAGGCAGAGATAGCTGCTGGTCGGAAATAACGGTTAGACAAAGTAAGTCATCAGATGTAGTCTCAGCTCTACGGATTAGACAATTCCAAGGTTATGGGGATTTGCCAGTTCACTTATTCCTTGTCAGTCCGCGGGATCTTTTATCTGAGCTGACCGTGAGTAGGGAGCAATTGATAAGTCGTATATCTGTAAGACAGTCAGCTCACCATGATACAGCAGGTTATTTGAAGGTCTTCACAAAAGAAGCTTTCTGGATTGAGAGTAGTCTATTTGTAAGTGTGCCAGACAGGCCTTCTCACATCTATATCTTAAATAGAGAAGATGTAAACTCTAAGCTAGCAGTAAGACGCGAGGGTTTGCCATATCCAAAGATTCATTCAACTCTATTCATTAATCGGGATGTAACCGTTGGAGAAGTGATTGTACGGCAATCGTCCAAAATAGATTTCTTTTCCGATTTGACTGTAAATAGAGATGATTTGCATGCTTCCTTGTCGATCTATAATGGCTTTGACACTTTAGGATTTTTATCTGTTATGGTAGAGGATCAGGTAGATTTATCAGCAAGTGGATTTTTAAAATTCCATGACAGCCTGTCAAGTATGCTGCTAGTCCATAAAACCCACATGCATGGTAGCTTGAATGTGGTGTATGCATCCCATCTTGCCGCTTCCCTTCACGTTCGAATTGCAGAAGGTGAGCAATTAAAAGCAAAACTCGCAGTAAAGTTTAGAAACAATCTTTTATCAAGTTTATCTATTTATCCTAAATTTGATGTTCCTTCTCATATATTTGTTCTCTCTGGATATCTTACAGGACACTTAGCTATTCCCTATCAGAAAGGAAAGGATATACCTTCTTTTGTCACTATTAGGGTAAAAGCTGTCTCAGATTTGGAGAGTTTCAACCAGGTTCAATCAGGATATTTAGGGTCAAGTATTCAGGTTCGCACTAGTACACAACATGATGTTCCTTCTACATTGGCCGTTCAATTACAAGACAGCTCCGAATGCTCTGGTCACTTGATGGTAAACGCCTTAGGGAAAGCTGATGTAGAAGGCCAAATTAGTGCCCGTAAAATGCGTTACGCCTTTCTGTGGTGTTTCTTTGCCGTTCGATTATCGGACTCTGCTTCAGTAGACAGTAATCTGATCGTTCGAGTAGCTGATGGGGATGATTTACATTCAACCATTTCTATTAGAGTATTCTCAAATGCCAATCTAGTAAGTCGTGTCGCTGTCAGACGAGAGGATTTCTCTGAATTACTTTCCTTATTGCTCCTAAAAGAGCATCATAATCTCTTAGGAACAATGGCTATTCGGGTTCAAAATAATGCCGATATTTGGTCATCTATGGAAATATGGGAAAAATCCTTACTGAGCGGAAGTGTTAGCGTACGAAAGAACATTGACTCCGATCTCTCATGCTCATGTATCATTAACGTATACAGTGAGATTGAAAGTCATATTGATGTCGTAGCTGAATATGGGTATGTCTTTATTATGTAAAAGTAATAACCTCTGTCCTTCGTGGCAGAGGTTAATTTTTTACTCATTTTACTTATATTAAAAGATGTTGAAACAGAAGTGATGACTGCTGTACAAAATTGTTTCACGTAAGTCCAGTCTTAAGCATCGAAAACGATGCAACTTTCCCTAGCTTATACGAGGATCACAGCCTTGAACGTAACGTAACGTATACAGACAAAAAGAAGGTGAAATGAGCATGGATGCGAATGTGATGATCGCCATCATTGGGGGAGCAGTATCCCTTAGTACAGGTATTATTGGTTATATATCCGGCCGAAATAACAATCAAAAAGAAGTTAGTATCTCAGATCGTCAATTATTATCGCAAGCTGAACAGACATTTCGAGCAGAATTGCGAGAGGAATTGCGAATCTACAAGGAAGAAATCAAGGCATTAAAACAGGAGATTGAGGTATTACGGCAAGAAAACTTCAAACTTCTGACGGAAAACAGATCGCTTAATACAAAAGTGGAATCGTTAATGCTGCGTTTAGATGGGGATCACACTGATTAGAAATGTAGATGAATTCGATATGTAAAAGCGTATGAAAAACCTATTCCCCCTTCAAATGTGGAAAAGCTATGGTCGATACAAAATCAGCAGAGGGAAATGAAGAGGATTGAAACGAAAGGAGTGGCAATTGAAATGCTCACCCAAGCCTTGATTGATCTTACTGGTAACGGTTATGTAACTGATAATACCTGGGCTGGAAAAGTAAAAACTCGAATGTTAGCTCTGAGTAAGCGTAGCTTTATTATGACGTTGGTATTACAACGTATCCGAACAGGTGAAGGTAAATGACAGATTTTATATTGGAAAAAGCTCAGCTACTTATTTTATTAGCCTTTTTAACAGAATCCTTAACAGAAATAATAAAAGGACTGTTTTCGAAGTGGGTTAAAGACCAAATGACTTATTCTATGTCCATCTTACTAGGAATTATCCTCTGCTATGCTTTTGAGCTGAATCTTTTTGGCCTCCAACATATGTGGAAACATGTCTCTATTATTTCGGCTGGACTAATTGTGAGCCGAGGTGCCAATTATGTGCATAGTTTTGTCAAGAATCTAGGCATGCTACAAAAAGGACGCTAGTGATACTAACAGCATATTTGCAAGCAGTGTAAGAATGTATCATGTTACTGTCAAAAACGATAATTGATAGAAAAGAAAAAGGAGCTAATGGCGATTGATTCGTTATTGGCTCTTTTTATGTATGGCGAAGAAATGCCCTATTAACTAAAGGAACGTACATTCCTGTTTCTAGGTGATTTATAAGTGGAAATATCGTGCAACTTTTCAAAAGGTTGTATCGACTACTATAGTATTTGCTACTGAAGGACTATTACCTTAGATGTAAAAATATAGTTGATACCTTGGGTCTTAAACGTATGATCTGCTTTTAGTCCCGTAATTCTTTAGGTGATAAGTCCTTGTAAATCAAGATTTACTGATCTAAAAGTACACCAGAGTAGAATTGCAACAAACAAATATCTTAACAAGGGGAGATGAAAATATGAGTTGAAAAAACAAAGCAAAATGTAGAGAATTAGGGGATTTTCTTACTTATACATATACTTCTTAAGAAAAAATTACTAAGGTTAGTTAGATTATGTCAGCCTTTACTTATATATAGAAGTGAAATCCTTTGGTATCAACTATCTATCAATGACAACACGTACGATGCAACAAAATTAGAATTCTCTATTCTTCTAATACCTATATGCACAAATATAAGTTTCTCTAGTAACCAATTATCAAAGTTGATTAGCTTTCATAATATTTGTAGTCGTTAGGAGGATTTATGATATGGAAAAAGCCAAGGGCACTGAGGAAATCCTAGATATTGGAATTTTAAATCCAATATTTGATTTTGTGTTGTCAGGGGTCCACATCGCAGATAGAGAGGATGTAAAGCATGATTCTATTGTAAGAATATTAACTGCAATGAATAAAGGATCAATTAAAAAGGATCTCTTTACTTTTTCTCATACGGTAATTAGAAGAACTGTCATGGATTACTACCGAAAAAAAAGACGAATGATTATCCAGAAAAGTACGATGGTTCATTTTTGTGATGGGGCCGACGATGAAAAAGGATCGACTGTTGATCATTTCTATGGTGTAGATTATGAAGTGGGCTACGGATTGGCTGATGTGCGTAATGATTATCTGTTTCATAAACACCTATTTACAAACCAAGAACAGAAGATTATTAGCTACATGCTATTTACCGAAGACGGAATAGATATGAAGCCTACGCAAATTTCCAATCAATTAGGGTTAAATAAGTCCCACGCTTCACGAGCCATGAACAAACTTAAGCACGTATGTTTGGTGTGATTCTGATAAAAAGAGGAGACGAAATCCATTCCATATTAAATATATCATTATGCTAATAAATCTGCAATCTAACTAGAAGGAATTTTCGCAACTTTTTAAAGACATAAAACGACAATATTTAGTAAAAAAGCAAAAAACCATGAATTTCTAGTAAAAATGCATACCAAGTACAGCAAATATTTAGATTTATTGCATCTTTTTAATGATATAGATCGACTACTTTTACTATAAATGAAAATTTACTAGATATGTAGGTATGCGATCTTATGGCAGGGTCGGATGACGAGCTTACCCCGATCATTATTTTTACATGAGCATTTTATTATACACGCTTAGCTAAAGAAAGCATGAAGGAGAGTTAACGAGAATGTTAGCTAGATATGTAGTAGGCGGAAGATTAGATCCTCCCTATTATCCTACCAAGACAAGAGCCCATTTTATCGGACGAGATATTTATGTAAAAGGAATGAGAAGCTCAGGTACTAAAAGAGTAATTACCGATACTTTTCATTTATCACACGACGTAGAGCTATATGCGATATCCATAAAATCCGATATTATCACTCCCTCAGATTATTGGAATCTTCTCATTGGGAACAAATTGATTGCTAAAAATATTTACTGTAAAAATTTTGAAGAGGGGCTCTATTTTCAAGTCGCTCACCCTATTAAGGCCGGGACTATATGTAAATTAGAATTCTATACAGAGGCTGGCGACCGAAAACAAATAGAGGTTATGTTTCATCTTCTCTGTGATCCAGAAGCTGAACCAATTTTGACTGGAACCGTTGATAATGGAAATTATCCCGATCCGCTACCTCCTGATCCGGTTCCCGTACCCATTCCAGACGACGATGATACCTGTAAAAATCCAATTGTATGGAAGCCGTATGCAACAGCAGCAGAAGCTGAGAAATGGTGTAACAGCATAAATATTGATGCTAATTTTCACCGAAATGTTTACGCAGCTAATTATGTAACAGAAGGACTTGTTCATCTTTTGAATCACTGTTGCGGCTTCAAAACCATGATCACTACACATAAACTCACGATAAATATCAAGGATGCAAAAGGCGCAAATGGTTACTTTAATCCTCCTACTGGCGAGGTTGTTGTGAACAAAAAATACGATTTTGCCAATGCGGATAAGATTGCACTAGCAGAATATCAATCTGGCCAAAAATCGTCTCCTCATAAATTACGAACGATTATCCATGAAATAGGTCATTGGCTACATTTTCATAATGTAGGGGCTGATCAATTTTACCAATTTTCAGCGCTTGATCCTGACAATTATGGCCCGAAAACCATCTTGTCGTACGCAGAGGCTACTTATATTGCGAATCATCTCTGTAGCTATGCGACCAGTTGGTATCCAATCGAATTAATTCCAGAGGCATTTACGGCGAAAGTGACCGATATCCCCATCGACCCGAAGATACAAGAATGGTACCAGCAATACGGTGGATATGAATGTAATAACTGGAAGGGGGGATAGCAATGGATTTTACGATACCTTGTGTTTTTTGTAAATATTTAAACCGTGATAGCAGGACAAAAATGAGTTGCATGGCCTTTCCAAATGGGATTCCCAAGCAAATACAAGAATTAAGGGTGATCCATACAACTCCGTTTGAGGGTGATAACGGAATCGTGTATGAGCCCTTGGATGAGACAATGGACTATTTCCTTTATTTTTCGGGAGAGGTTAGAGAGTAAAGAAATGAACAACATATCGGGAGTGGATTACATGAAAAAAGAGATAGGACAAAAGGTAAAAGTATGTACGGATCTGGAATTCATGGATCAAATGATTACATCCGGTACGGTAGGTATCATTGAAGGTACGCAGAAGGGAAGTAATGGCCTTCGAGAATATGTAAAAGTAAAGGTAGCAGACATACAAATGGAGATTCCGGCAGAAGATTTTGAGAATCAATTTTCATATGTAACGGAACAAAAGAACAAGAATGGAAAAGGATAACGTGAAAAAAGAGACCGTTGTACGAAACGTTAGAAAACTGATGGTACTTTTTCCGGAAACACGTACCAATGATAAATTGCTACTCTCTTACTATTGGCGGCTGATTGATAAACTAGATTTTAGTAATATGGAATCTTTTATGCATGATTATATTGAAAAAGCGACGATTCCAGAAACGATAACCAGAGCAAGACGGTTTGCGCAGAAAGAATCTCCTTTTGAGCCAAAATCTAATGAGAAACTAGACCATTTCATCAGCTATCGTGCATAAATAAGCAAGATAAAAGGAAGCAGGTAATGTTGTAATGATAGGTTATTTAAATAAATGTCCACATTGCAAGGAAGAGGCATCCTTTGTATTGGAGGAATTGGAATGCGATAAGTCTCTGGTTGCCTGGTGCCGCTCGTGCGGGAACTACATCAATCAAACCTTTACATTAGAAACCTTTCGGAAATGGTGGGAAAGACACCAGCAGGGGGAGGAAAAGATCGCACCTCCAATCAAAAAAGAAGTGTTGGAAAAGTTGAAAATGCTAGAAGAGACTATCGCACAAGATTCCTCTTGTTATTTGAATCGAGTAGAAATACATTTGAAAGATTTTACTGATTACGTATATAAAAATGATGCCGAGTAG